TAAGGCAATCCTTGTTTCAATACGGTTTCCGCATTGTTGGCGGCTTGGTATAAAATCACCTTGTCATCTATTGCCTCTGGGAACAGCGATAAATCACCAGGAACATAGCCTTCATCTATGCTTGTGACGCGGTCTGCCATTATTCTCCTTTGTCGCTCAACCTACCTTGCTTTTTTTCGATTTGCAGTTGTGCTTTTTGTTCGATTTGCTCCAACCAGCCAACAAGTTCCTTTCTGATGGGGGTGTCTTTATCAAGAGCCAGAATGCATCTCACCAGATTCAAATCTAGTGGCTTTTGTGTCAGCACCCGAAGTTTTAACTCTTCGCTGTACTTTTCATTCCAAAGCTCTAGGTTCGTTTGGTAGTCATCGAAGGGCCTGAGGGGTTCAACCTCCTCAATTCTCCTGAAGGCTCTAAGGAAGAAATCCGCTTCTTCTTCGGTTTCTCTCTGCGTTTTCAGCAGATCTTCCAGACTCATCTCCAACTTTCTTTTCTTGCGTTGTAGTTTCCGAAGTGCTATCTCGGTACTTTCTTTATTTAGGTGGTCTGCCTCAAATTCGCGTAAAAGGCCTTGTTCGCCCTCAATATCGATTTCCACTAATCGGATGTCGTCTTTCGCCTCGTCTATGGCTAATTCCATATTTTCCAGGGCATGTCTTCTAGCTGATATTTCATTCAAACAATGTCGTAGTTTAGCCTGTAGGGTGGGTTCTTTCCCCACCATGAAATACTTCATCTGGAAGAAGCTCATTCTATTAACGACTTTATTTTCGGAAAGAAGTTGGGTAATTTCGCCTAAAATCTCACTTGACATATTTTATCTCCTCGGCAACAATGGTTAATGTAATAGAGTTTTCGAACAGCATTTAGGAGCGATCTATGGGGAAATTGAGCGGTGCATTGGGTTATTTGTCTGGAGCGATGGAGTATGCAGAAGACGCAGGGGTTGGATGGCGGCGTGAATTCTGCAAATTGATCCGACATACAAAGCCCAAGCTTGAAGTGGGCCTACTAGATCCCACCGACAAACCCGAGGGCAAATTCGGAAATGAAGATACGGGCTATCAAGTTGCACTTCAAAAAGCTGGCCGATTCCGAGAATTGCAACAATATGTGCGGTCATACCGCCGTCATGATCTTCATTGCACCGATTCTGCTGATTTCATCATTGTCGTGGTGGATCATCGCATCCCTCAGTGGGGAACTGCAAATGAAACCTATGTTGCCGAAGGTCGGCATATTCCTACCTATTTTGTTTGTGAAAATGGACTTTACAATCTTCCTCGCTGGTTGTTTGATGTGATTGACAAAATCAAGAGCGACGATCCGGTTATCGCTCAAAGAGAAGCCAATGTTTTCGGTTCTATCGAAGAGGTGGTAGAGGAATTGGTTGCTTTGGACCAAGGAATCAAGCCGTTGTCGGAAGAATGGGAACTGATCCGACTTGCCATCAAACAAAGAACGGAAATCATCAGCACATCTTTGTTCCCAGAATCGCTTTGAATTTCACCCCCTGTTTCGCCGCATCTAGGGCCCAGATCTTTCTGGACCATTCAAAGACATCATTAGACAAATCTCCCACGGACTTAAACGTTTTGTGGTGCATGCAAAGGCCGTTAAGTGTTGCCTCATAGAATTCGGCGTAAATTTTGACGGGATATCCGTCACGATTATAGTCAACAACAATTGGATATAGCACGTCTTTTTCGCTTTCAATCCAATAGGAATATCGTTGATCCAAACTTGGTCGCACTACGGCTCCAGCCATAATAATGATATTCCATGCCTTGTTGCCCTTCTTCATTCCGGTATTTATCAGGGAGGTAATTGTATGTTTGCCTCGGTGAGCAGGGCAGTATTCCTTAATCTCTTTGAGTTCGGCTGCCGTCGTATCCTTCCCTGTAACGCAAACAACAGGGAAATCCTTTGGATACCGATTGCGAATGGATCGCATAGTACCCTGAAGGGCACCAGGGTTAAATTCTGGTAACAGGATAACAAAACCGAAACTCAATTCTTCATGTTTGAATCGAGTCACTTTGTACCTACTATGGTGCTAAACTTTGGTCGAAATCAATTCTGATTACGTCCGAACTATTCAACGCTCGATTGAGGATGAATGTGCCAGCGGCAGGACTGGTAGAAGAAATGGAGGTTAGTATCCAAGTGCCATCAGGTCCTTCGCTGCCGTCGTAAACGTAAACAGCCTCAGTGTCGCTAAGTCGGATGCCGTTCACATAAACTCTCAACGTATCCGACATGAATGCTGTTCCAGCCGCCGTCGTCTTGTAGTGCTGATAGTCAGGCGAAGACGGAGTCAAGTGGGCTGGCTCTAAATCGTAAAAATGTTGATGGGCCGCCGCTGGCGGAAATACAGTATGGGCTTTGATGATGTCAGGAGCATCTAGGGTAAATGTCACCGTATCTGAATGGCGAAAGCGGGCGGTTCCTGTCTCAAGTAGTTCCGTTGTTGAAATCGACTCTATTTCTATATCAAGCTGGTTTGCCTGAGGATCGATAAATGCCAATTTATCTCGCTCTGATTCCAGCATTCGAACGTAAGTCGTTGATATTCCATCACTTCCATCCGTGTGAAAGGCAATGTTATGCATGGACTCATCAACGGCAACCGGCTTCAAAGCACCACTGTCTTCAAGCGATTGATTCAACCGATTGTCAAGACTCCCCGCTGTTCCCGTGGAATTGCGCAAGATATCGGCATTTATGTCTACCTGGAAATTAACAAGCTCAATCCTTGTTAAAATGTTCTGCAAAGGCAGATTGTCGTATAGCCAATGATACGGATAAATCGGTTCGTATAGAACATCTTGAATTAGATCGATTTCTGGCATATTACTCCTTGGGACTTAACTCGCTCATGATCTCCTTAAGATTATATAGGTCGAACGACAAAAAGGTTTCCCACTCATCCCCAACTTCATTGGCCTTATCCCCGGCCCATTCCATGATGTTCATCCACTGTTCTCCATAATTGCCCAGTATTTCCTCATCCTTTGCGATGTTTCTGAGGAAACGATATACCGGCTGTCCCGCTGCCGCGTTCCTTTTGGGCCCTTTGTGGTAATCAATCATCGCGTTTTGCATCTTGGCATTGGGAGCATGATTGACCATTCCCCCATAACCTAGTGGAACCACTTTCCTAGAAAAGTCCGTCGTCCGCTCCTTTTTCACCAACTTGCCCGCTGCGGCAAACTTGTATTTGTCAGCAAAAGCGGTACATTCGTCAGCGATAGAGTTCGTTTTGACCTGGACCCCGATAATCTCTAGGTAGTCTCCCGCCTTCAGCGGTTCAGCAGCAAATACTCCCAAGCCCGCATTCGGCACGGTCGATTCCTTTAGGTAGAATCTGGTGTCGGTTTCTTCGACTAAGTACATTCCCAATACCCTTTCTTGATCGCGGCATTGACTTCGGCAAGCGTAATCGTTTGCCCCAAAACCTCAGACAAGCTCTCAAGGAAGAATTGACATATGTCGCCCTTAAGACTTTTGCCCAAGAAAGAATCTTGTCCACACATCCTCTTGGCTCTGCGGACTTCTTCCATGTCAAAGCCGAAATCAAATAGCTCTCCATCTATCATAAGAGCCTTGAATTGCCGATCCTCTGCGGGATCGTAGACTTCTTGTATCTCAAATGTCTTCTTCATTACACAAAGCTCAGTCGCCACGTCCAAGTCATTTGCATGATCGAGCTTTTGGTTACACCACCAAATGTCGTCATACTGTAAAGATCTCCTGTGTTCATCTGGAGAGCCATCTCGTTCAATACAAAACCATTTCCCTCGTCGTAAGTAATTGTCGATGTGAAAACTACTTGACTGGCATTATTTGGATCAATTGTGCTGATGACGGGCTTGTTCACCACAGTGGTGCCAAAAAGACCATTCCTGTTAGCATCAACATGCCTTGGTTGTCCATCTGCACTTGTTCCGCCATCACCAAAAAGCATTCTGGTGATGAAGAAATCGTAGTTGGTTCCGTATTCGTTGGCTAGACTTGCAGCAAGAGCCTCGCGACCTTTCCTGAGAATGGCATTCGGGAAAATAATCCTCTCCTCTTTGCCATTCTTCCAGGTTTTTAGAAGTTCAACTTCGCCTTTTAAACGAATAGTATCGGTAAATTCCACTATACCTCCATCTCTTCTTGTGTTCCATCAGCATATTCAATCTTACAGGTAATAGATTCTTCCTGACGAACAATGTCTAGAATCTCATCCTTCCTGTCTTCCTCTGTATTAAAAATGCGGACCATCATCGGACTGCCGTATTCGATGTCTACCTCTGTGATCGGTTTGCCCCGACGATCCACGTAGTCAAAATCATATCCCGGTATGGTGGGATGAGTACGCTCGGGAATGCTGAGAGATTGATTGATGAATCGGTAAATGTCGTAAGTAACCGATGTCCCCGTCGTCGTCCAATCAGCATGAGGACCAGCCAAAGTAATGGTTGTTCCATCAATTTCCTCAATCGCGTAGTAGTCGGTGCCTATGAGAACCATGTAGTTTTCTTTGAACTTACTGCTTTCAGAAGCATCCAGAGTTCCATCTGGCAAGTAACTGGCATTGACACCATTGAGAATCGGCAAGCCAGTTTCGTGATCCACCGGAGTTATCAAAGTCAATCCCCGATAACCCAGTTGAGCTATCGCATTGTCCGCAAGTCTTCGATAAACCGTGACCTCGACCCCCGCCACGTCGCCTCCAGTGTAAGCATCAATGTAAAACTGATGGGGATCATCATCGCTGAAACAAATGATTTCGTATTGTGTGCCACTGTAAAGCACGTAATCCCCAATTCGCAAAATATTGCTCACATCATCGATGCTGGTAGCGACACTTCCAGGCCGAAAATCTACACACCCTCTGTCTCGTACAGAAAGGGCACCACCCGTGCCGGTGGCACGGGTGGTGCCACTATCATCAAGTAACGTCCAAGTAATGCCAGTTGTAGCAGCGGGAAGCGTCCCGTCGTCTTCAAGCTCTAAGATTCCATCTGGCAGCACATTAAGAATTTTGTAGGGGCCACCTCCGAAACTTGGGACAGATAACTCCCAGGCGTCCCCTGTGTATTCTGTGTTTTCTTTGTCCCATTCGCTCTTGACCCCTAATTCTGCAAAATCCACAGCAGCATCATCAAACGTGAAGTAGTTGGCCTGTATGATGTTGGTTGGGTCTTGAGTAATGATCTTGTTGGAGAGTCGGAAAGTGAATTGGGATTCATTTACGGGTTGCGTTAAAGCTGGGTCGGCAGCAGCCACAACAGCACTATGGCCAACTGCGTCACTGAGAGAGTAGTCGCCCGCGAGTATGTGTGGGCTTAGGATCTCCATCCAGTTCGAATTATCTAGTGGGCTACCAGATACGCTTTCATCATTGATCCCCAAGGCTTCGAAGTCAACAAAGTTGCCATGCAAATCATCCGAGGTGGTTCCAGGAGAGAAGATGGCGACATCGTCGTTATAGGCTGTTCCTGTACTTGACATAACTACATTCTCCATATCGGCCAACATGGTTCTTTTAAGAATGGCCAGGGCTGTTTCGGGCGGTACAACGCGGTTGAAAATCACTTGTCCCTCACCCGCCAGCATCACTTCTTCGCCCCGCACTTGAACTTGCACGTTGATTTCTTCGCTTGGGGGCGGAACGAATTCGTTGATGGCCCCGCTTATGTTCATAGAGTGTAGAATTGCCTGAAATGGAACATATTCTGTTAAGATGTTTTGTGCTTCTACAATTCGATCATTTGTCAGGTGTTCTATTTCGATATCAACTGTATAATAACTACCCACACAATCTTTGCAGCAGTCAACGAAATCCTTATCTATATGACAGGGCTCACCTGATTCTCTCTTGCTGCCATTGTATTCGTCCATGTTATACACGTTTTCACTATAGGGAAATTCCGTTCTAATATGGCCGAAAACAAGAGGTTCGTGGAGGGGGTGTTTGATCTGGATGATAACATCAAACATGGGGTCATCTTCTTCAATTACCCGCACGTTCCAGTTTTTAGGAGGATAGCACTGATCTCTTTCATCGCGTAGATCGCCTAGAGGAAGACTACGAACATAATCCTCAATGGTTTGTTCTGTAGCACCTGGGACCTCAACAACCTTGTAGATGATGCGAATTGTGTCTCCGGTTTCCAGAACAATAGGATCTACTGATAGTTGATCGCCAATCCAAGTGAAAGAGTTGTTGACATCATCAAGGTCTATGTAGTCGGCGGTTAGCTCTGTCCAGTCGTCATCTTCGACACCTCTCCAATATAGTTCGAAGTTGTCTAGGTCAAGGGGCAGGGCGTCCTGGCACAGAGAAAACTCGGTTTGTCCTTCCGCGACTTCAAAATAGTCTTGCCATGTATAGTCGGAAATGACTTGCCAAAGCTGCTTGTAGGATTGCAGGACCATTCCTGCTACGCCAAAAGCATCGCTAAGACCGCCGTAGGTCCCTTTCTTTTTGTAGATGCTTGGAGCTTGCCCTATTTGCCTTCTCCAAAGAGTGGGATCACTAGACCGGAGTTTGAGGTTGTAGAGATTGGCGAAAGGCGTCAGGTATGTTTCTGGTGTGGCATTTACGTCCAGGACCCCGAATATTTGGTTGGCCACGTCTTCCAACCAAGTGAATCCCTTGGCGACCGAGTTGTTGAGTTCATGGATGACTTCGGGACTTAGGTCCGAGCTACCCAGCCGTGTTTCATAGGTCTGAGGCAGATATCTCCGCATCAGTGTTTCGTACTTTTCTGGATCGGTACGTTGAGTTGGAAGACTCGTTGTCAGAGCCGTATCCCCAAACAAGAAGAATGCTTGATGGGCTGTGGTTTTATCGCCCGCGATATTAGCTGTCCAAGTCCAACAGATGAAGTAGTCGCCTTCTCGCATCCCTTTTGGTTCCCAAAACAGCTTGAACTGACCTGGGATGGGATCTCCGTTCTCATCAAGATCAGGGATGAGGATGTTGTCTTGGATGACTTTCTCCCGTTCATCGGGAGGAACGCTATCGGGATTTAGCCATGCCGGAAAAGATTCTGTGCCTCCTGTTGGATCATCGTATCCGAAGACCTCGACAGGGATGGCCTGTCTGAAGTAAAAAACGGAGGTCTTCTTGGTTTCGTCAATCCTCTCTTGGATTTTCTCTAGTGCCCGTATGTTCGTTTCGGTAGGGTCATCGCATACTGCCTGTTTTGCCGCCCTGTATGCCAGAAGCAAGTCTTCCGAAATGATTTCGTTTTCGTATTCCGAGAAGTTGGTGTTGGCAAATTCCTTCTCCGCGAAATAGATCTTGACGTAATCTATCTTATAGGGAGTGATTGGACAGTCATCCGCATCCGTGATGAGAATGGTGAATTCAATCGTATCCGTTATTCTGGGAGACTCGTATATTGTCTTTGTGTCTTGTGTCATGTGAATAAGAATGAAATTGTCAAATCATCCGGTCTAATGATTTCGTTGAAGTTTGCAGTAATGATCTGGCCTGAGTTGTTTTCGTCATTCGTAACGAAAGTAATTTCGAAAGAGTCGATTTGCTTCAAATCGGCCAAAGCCTTGGTCAGATCTTTCGCGTCTAAAGTCTGCCCAAACTCCCAGTTGTTTATATCAAAGAAAGCACTGACTCTTCTTTCAATGTGAGTCCTGATTTCTTGTTCGAATTTTCTGTTGAATCGATCCAAAACGGCTTCTATTGAAGTGTCAACTAGTATTTGGGTGCCATCCTTGATACAAACATGATCGGTCAACATCTTCTTGGTTTCTAGTTCTTCCAAAAGATCGGCTTTGAGTTCGTCACCGGCCTCCATAAGGCCACTTTCGTCGCTGGCAAGGATGTAGATGTCAACGATGTTCGCGGCACAACCACTTTGTCTCAACACCGCAGTGCTTTTGCCCACTTGTCCGTGATATGGGGTCGCAAATTGATCGGCTATTGTTTTGTAGTCCAACCCAGTGACCGCTCTGTTTTGAGTGCTAATCCACTCAGGGAGCTTCCGGCGAATATCCTCTAGCGTATCTCCATCGTATCCAAATTCGCCTCTAGTGTAGTTCGTAAATGTGACCGTCACACTAAATTCTAAGCCGGGAACAAAAGCTTGTCGCTCCGTAGTCACAAACCCGGTTACAATATTGCCTCTTGTTCCACCCCCGATTCGATATGTAATTTCTATCTGTGATCCTGGTGAAGGGCTGAGTCCCGCTCGATTATTTCCGAACATCACATAGGCATTGTAGGAGGAATCATATTCAACACGATATTCTCTTCTGGGTTGAGATTCGGTAAAGAAATCGACCTCTTCCCATACAACACCATCTACACTCACCGTAATAGAGTCGAAGAGAACGGGAGAAGAAATCAATTGATATGTTTGCAAAGTCTCCCCTGTTCCCGAGAAAATGTCCGAAACCGTTTCTCCCTCTAACCCAACAATTGCTTGGTTTACCAAGGCTCCAGCAGGGATGATTATGTCCTGCTCGAAAATCGGATTGTTGTTTGGGTCGGCGGGAAATAGCTCTATGGTAATCGGGCCTTCATCTACGGTAACTTCTACAACTACCGGGGCGGGTATGACAATATCCGTAGTAAAGGTGTTGAAGATGGTCGCGGACCACAGGGATCGGGCCGCAATTGGCGGCGTTGGCTCGAAACCAACCAAACGCGACAATCTGAAGGCGTTGTCAATTTCTGTGACTGTGTCAATGAACAACTCATTGACAATTTGATCCATTTTGAAAGAAAGAGTATCTGCCAAAAAGGCCCAGTTTTCGGTCAGCATGATCGCAATTGATCCTTCGACCAAATCGTTGAAGGTGTTCGGTATGACAGTTCCATTCTCACCAAAACGCTCTCGCATAAATTCTACTAATCTGGTTTTCATGGACCAGAAATCTTGGTTTGTATAGTTGAGATTAAAGACGTTTGGGTTCTGAATAATCTCTGATTGTGAGAATGGCTGTACGTCAGCAGGACAATTTTCTGGCATTATGCTCCTCCGAGAGGCACTTCTAACTTGAGTTCCTGTAATTGAGTAATGTCTTCAAAATCCGTAAATTCTATGCGGATATAAAGGATGTGAGGCAAATCATCTAAGGGGTCTGTTAGGTCGAGACTATCTTGTACTCCAACATTCGTTTCTATTGCCGTAACCGCAATTCTGGGCTCCCATGTTTCGATGGCGGTTGCAATCATGTCTCTTGCCAACTCTGCGGTCGCCGCATCATTTTGTTCGAAGACTAATTCCATCAAAGGTGTCCCAAATTCAGGCAGCATCACCCTTTCACCTGGATTTGTTAGTAGCAAGCTCAATAGATCAGATCTAATAAGGTCCGCTCCCGTTTGGGTGTGTAGAAATCCTCTTGCGTGTTTTGTAATGGGATATGGGGCCCCTTGAAAAGTAGCCATTTCACTCCTTATAATTGTGTACAACCCGGTAGTGGGGCACTGCTGGCAAATGGTCTTAGATAGAAAATATGACAAACATGAGCATCCGGTTCGGCAGAAGCCAT